CTGTTCCATTGTAAACTTCAACTGCATTAGTATCCTGTAAATAAGACACCATACCTTCAGCCAATACACCGCTTAGCGCGCTTGTGCGAGCTGCTGAGCTTGCAAACACCATAACTGTTTGCTCATTCAAATACGTATTGACCTGGGCTGCGGTAAGCACATCCCCGGTATTGAACAACTTATATCCTGCGCCTGCCATTTGTTCTCCTTAGTAGCTCAGCACGTCTGTGTCTAGTATACCCGATATATCGGAATCTAAGACAAAGCCTGCCAGTAGCGGTTCTGTTGTGTATAGGGTAGTCATCCAGGATGACTTGGTAATGTCGTGATGAATAGCATTTACTAGGCTTGATTGCACCACGCTGCTAGAGCCTGGGGTAGTCTTGGTAACTGTTACCCCATCTAGTAATTCTATGTCTATGCCTGCTAAAGGCTTATTGGGGTTGGCATCATCATAGAGATTCAGCTGAATGCTATCTATGCGTATCTCAGGGTCTTTGCGTGTCGCTAGGATGCCTTGCGCCTGGCTGAGAGCCTCAGCATTGGTCTGTACCAAGATGTCTGAACGCTGGCCTGAATGTAGGAAGAACTTATCAATTGAAGGCTGGTCAAATACATTCTGAGCAGTACCGCCTAGGCGTGTAATAGTAACATCATTTACCAGGTTTGTATCGTCAAACGCTACTACTGCATTAGTGTATGAGATGTCTGTGCCTTGATCGCTGAACTCATAGACCGGGAACGCTGGCGTGGCTATAAGGGCATTACGGCTTACGAAATCAACCTTGCCATTGGCATCTAGGAAGATGCCCCCAAATTCGCTCTGTTCTACGTTAAATAGCGCCTGAAGGGCATCCCTGTCTGTGCCTGGGTCTGCCTGAAGGGTTGAATCGCCTGTGTCTACGTTACGCAAGCTTAAAGGCCATTCAATTTCATCTAGGATGGCATTTACCCTAGCACCTGAAGTTTGTACGCCTGAGCCTGTAACAGTTGTTATGCCTGAGCCTGCAAGCAACTTAAAGCCATCTACGCAGCGCAGGGTAACTGTGCTTAGTTCATCGTTGCCTTGTCTAAAGCCTGTGTCGTATGTGTTGATAAATCCTGAAAATAGAAAATAATCTTGGGTGTTGTAGGTAGCATAGATAATTATCTGCCTTAACGGCACAAGATTTGGATAGTAGATACTGGCAGGGTTAGTAGGATTCCAATCACCTGTTTGATCATAGAGCGTTACATTGGCTGTGCCAGCCTCAAACTGGGATGTTAAACGATTGCGCCCACGCCTGATAGAAACTCTAGTAACTAGGTCTGTAATCTCAATTGGCAGCGTGCCTGAGCCAAGGGTATTTGTGCCTAGTATGCCTTCAGTTGCGCTACCTAAGATTAAAGGGTTAATCTCAAAAGCGGTATCGCTATCAAAGTCAACAAAGACACGCAGCGTTGGTGCTGGCATTAAATCGCCCTACTGCTGAGCAGTAAGCCCTTGCCTGTTTTTTGATAGTTGTATTGAATGTCTGTTATGACCTCAGCCAAATCCTCAGCAGATGTTACGTTGCCTTCAACGTTAACAGTTATTTCAACGTTAGGAATAATGCCAGCTCTAAAGGCTGCATCCATAGATTGGTTTAAATACTCGTTGGCTAAAGCTTCTTCCGCTAGTGCTGTCGCATAATCTGCTACTGCTATGGTTTCTGTTAACAATTCTGCTGCTCTGGCTGCCTCTGCTGCTGCTCGGATTCCTTCTTCAGCAGCCGCTCTTTCTTCAGCAGTTTTTGCTTCAGCCAAAGCTTTTGCAGCGGCAGCTGCTGCCTCTGCTGCTTCCCTAGTAGCACGCTCAGCTTCTTCTCTGGTTTGACCAGCAGCTACCGCATAAGCTGCTGCTTTGTCAGTTTTAGCATCCAAAACAGCTTGATTAGTTTTTGCTCGCGAACCTGCTATACCAGTTGTAAGTTCATTCAAAATTATTTGTTGCTTGGCTAATGTGTCAAACAAATCTTTAATGTTCTTCTTAGCGGCCTCAAAGTATCCATCCCATTCAGAGAATGGATTGCCAGCCTTTAAATTGGTTAATGATGTAGCGAGATCAGTTGTTTGCTTTTGTATCTCTTTTAACTTTTCTGCAAGGGCTGTGGCAGTTGCGCCATCCTCAGCCAAAATAGCCTTCATAAGCAACAAGCGTGTGCGTTCTTCTTCAGTAATCTTGCCCTGTAACGCTGCTTCAATCTGTATCTTCTCTATGTCAAATACAGCTTTAGCCTTGGCTATGGCAAGCGCGTTTTTCTTTTCTTTGTCTGCTAATTTGTCTTGTTCTTTTTTAGTCTTTGTTATGCTTTGCTCAGCTTTAAGAATACGATTGCGAGCGCGTAAGCCAGCGCGCCCTCTTTCTTCTTCCAAACGTGTAATTTCAGCAGTTGATTTGACCAAACTACGAACAAACTGTTGAAATGCGCCATCGCTTTCTTCAAAGTCTTTTACTATGTCTTGAAATGCTTTTGCAAAGAATCCTGTTGCTTGGCCTGCTGCATATCCGAGCGCATCGCCTAATCCAATTACATCTTCTTGTAATTGCTCAATTTCAACTTGGCTGTCTTGCAGACCTTTTACTAAACCTTCACCAAAAGCTTCTTTGGCTTGCTCAACCGATTCTGTGAGCCTAGCCATTTTGCCGGCTAAAGTATCGGCGGCTTTGGCTGACGATCCTTGAAACTTATTTTGCAACTCTGCAAGCACTTCATCAAAATCACGTGCTTTTAGGTCTGCTGTTGTATAGCCAATTCTTAATTTAGCAAGCGCCGTTGTTTCTCCAAGATAGGCACGTTGCAAAGCACTTGTTACAGTTTTTAAATCCTTAGATGTGCCTGCTGATATATCTAATGCTGTGTTCAATAATTTTTGAGCAGTAGTTACATCTTCAGTTGCCTGTGATAAAGAATTAAAAGCATCTGTTAAGACACCACCTGACACACCGCTAAGCAAGGCAAGGTTATCAATATATTGATTAACAAATGGAGAAGCAAAGCCAAGGTTAATGGATTCTAGTTGTGTTCTAAGAAGGTTTGCTTCTTTTTCTGCATCTTGAAATGCTTTAACTGAATCTTTGCCAAACTTGATAACTGCCCCAACTGAGAAAATGGCAGCAAACTTCTTGCCTAATGCGCTAAATGCTTTGTCGGCTTTACCAACTGCTTTATCATCAAAAGTTGTTACTATCGGAAAACGAATAGCCATTTTTACAACCTCGCTATTTCTGCATTAGCTGAAGCAGCTACTTGATCCAAAACTTTCAAAATCGTTGCCTGAGCTTTGCCTTGGTTTTCTACTAAACTTGCTCCTAATAAACGCCCTTGTGTTTTCGCTGTGCGCCCAGTTTGCTTTAACTCGCCTATTTCAGTATTGATGTTATCAATAAAGTTTCTGCCTGCATTAGGATTATTAGATTTAGCATCTGGGCTTCCATATCGGTTTTGTCTTCCAGCAGTTTCAATAATGGCACCTGCTGCCGACTTGTTTAACAGAGATACAAGAGATGCCCAACCTGATCTATTAGCTTTGCCTTTTGCTAAAGAATAAGTCAATCCACGTCTGACCACGTTAGGCTCAAAACTAGGAAATGCACGTTCGCGACCTGTGCGACTTTTACGCTCATATCCTGGATAATCAAAGTTTCTAAGATTGCCTATTGTGCCAGGAACATTACTGCGAGCTGCTGTGGTTATTTCTTTCAAGGGCGCAGCAATCTCTTTATCGTATGCCTTTAAAGTTTGTGGGGCTAATTTACGCAGTATCTTTCTAGCCTCTACGACCCCTGCGACCTCTACTGGCATTTTTCCTGTCTTCCGCTTGTTTCTTCAAAACCTCTTGGATAGCGTTCAACATACCTCTATCCATATTAATAAACTCACTAGGCGCAATCCCTGTATGTACAGATAGCTGGGCTATTCTGTACGTATAGGAATCACGCGTTAGCCATTTGGGGAATCATCACCAAGAACTTCAACAGCCTTCAAAGTTCCTAGAAACTTATCCCCAAATGGAAAAACGTCTGGCGCATCTGCTCTACGCAGACATTCCCAAGCAAGCCAATAAATATCGCTCTGCTTTTGATCTTCTCTGAAAGCTTTGTAAAAGCCTTTCTTAGCATATTGCTCAAAAGCATATTCAACAGCAGGTGTTATCTCGTGGATACTTTCCGTGCCATCTGCCCTTACAACTTTAAGACTTGCCATTTTTGCCCCTTTGTTAAATTAGAACGTGCCGGTGTCGGCTACTGTTACAACTGAGTTTACAGTAAATGTAATATCCTGTGTGGACATATCGCCAACCGCGCCGTTAATCGGAGTTAGGTTGTTGATTAAAATATCACCTGTAAATAATTTATTGGTTGCTGCTACTGCTGCAACTTTATCTTGGATTAGCTTGAATGCAACTGTTGTACCAAAAGCATCTGACAATGTGTCTAATACTGAAGAAGCTGCTTGGTCATTAAGAAATGAAACAGTAAGGGTAGCTGATTCCAAGCCTTTTACGAACTTGTGTGAAGAATCTCCCATGGCTGTTACTTCCAGCTCATCTGCTGTCTGATTTAGTGTTACTGATGTGCAATGATCGGATAGGTCAATCGCGTTGATTTTCAATCCGACCTTATTATTAAGCGTAATCGCCACGATTACTCCTCATCTTTCTTTGTTGGTTTTGGTTCTTTCTTTTCTGCGCTAGGGGCAACCTGACCAATCTTGATCAGAAAAGCCTCACGCTCTTTGTCATTATCAGCCATATTAACTCCAATCGGATAGAACGCTGATTGATACTTCCCCGGACAACAAATCGCCTGCTGTTCCGGTTAAGACTGCTGGGGCGCTGAAAGTTCCAATTGTATAGGCAATTGATGATGCTTCCAGCTTATTTACTATATTCAGGTAATAATCTTCAATGTTAATTAGGTTGCCTTGGTTATCAAACATAGGGGTTAACACTATGAGCTTAAAGTTGACCTTAGGCTTGATCGCTTTGTAATGATCATTGCTTGGCTCAATATAGGGATCGCCAGGCTGTACCACGATGCTATTAGCAAGCGGTGTGGCAGGTGGGAAGGAAAACACCTGCCACGCCGTATTGTCAGTTAGCGCGGTAGCGATTGTTCCTCGTAGGGTAGAGATTGCTGACATTATCCTACTTGACCGCCCGGCGCTAAGTGATCCGCAAGTAAACCGCGAACACGTGCCATTAAAGTATTGCCCATGCGATACGGCGAAGGTTGAAAGTCTGGTGAAATACCACCAGCATTTGAAGCTTGGCGAGCCTGCCAAATGTCAACAGCAATCATTAGAGATGCTAGGTTTACTTCAGGTAGTGTTTCGTAATCAATGTTAGTAGAAGCGTAAACGCGACCATAAGGCACTACTTGATGATAAGGCTCTGTTACAGATTGATTTAAATCAAAAGTTAGTGAGTGGCAATTTACAGCGGTTAACGTCTTATTACCATTGAAATGTTGGCGCACGTTTTCTACTGTTACTGTTTGCCCTACGTAGAATTGTTTTTCTGTGCTAGGTAAGAAAATCTTGCCGTATGTGCCAAATCCTTCTAGGGCTACAACAGATTGGTCATTAAACCATAGCTTGTCTTTTACAATGTTTTCTGCTGCTTGGCAGCATTCTTCCACTACTGCTGAGCTGTATAAAGCACCAATGCCAAGGGCAGAACGCAGTTCCGCTTCAGTTACGTATGTTGCAGGCATTGTCTTTCCTTTCTAATGTTAGCCCCGGCGCAAGGGCTGTGCGCCGGGGTAACTCTACGATCTAGTTAGTTAGATCAGGACTTGTTGAACCAGTTTGCACCAGCGCCAACCTTGGTAGCTAATGCACCATATCCGTAGTACAGCAAGTCAATTGTTCCATCGCTGTTTACGTTAGTGCGTAGCTGGAAGCGTGGTGATTCAAACCATTGATATGAATCTGGGTTGACAACTACCATTGAATAATCGCCTAGACCGGTTGCACCAGTTCCAGAGATTTGGCGGTTGACACGAAGGGTTAAGCCTGCAACTGTTCCTGAAACTGAATCTGGTGAAAGAACGCCACCATTGTTTTGTGGATTTGATGCAATGTAAATTGGGCGGCCACCATCTTCATAGGACATAATCTTTGCCCATTGCTCAGGTGATACTACAATGTTGCGAGCAAAGCCAAGTGTTCCCTTATAGATTGCACCAGCGGCGTTTGCAATGTAAGTCAATAGACCTGTCTTATCTTCAGTTGTTGCATCTGCGTTTAGAACGCCATCGTTTGCAACTTCAGCAGTTACGTAGTAGTCGGTTTCCTTTGCGTACGCAAACTCCATTTGACGTACAAGCTCATCAAAGAATGCTGGGCTTGAGCGATCAATTAGTTCAACAGTTGTAATTGCGCGGCCTTTGAATGGCTTAACATCAACGTTAATGAAAGATGCAGTTAGTTGTGAATCAGCAATTGCTTGATTCTCATTAATCTGATCTACTGTTGGTACAGCAGTTACCTTAGGAATCTGGAATACAAGTCCAGCATCAGGTAGCGTTCCGCGGCTGATTGAATCAATCATTGGGCGGTCTGCATTTGATAGTGGATTAATAATCTCTGTTAGCTGGCGTGTTGGAACCATGCCAGGAGCAGTAGTTGTTTCGTTGTCGGCAGCGCGGACATACATTGCTGCATCGTCATCGCCAAGGAACTTTGCACGTAGAGTGTTTTCAAGGTACTTAGCCTTGGTAAACTCTAAACGTGGCTTGGCATAAATTGGTGCTGTAACTGTTGGGCGCGAAGCTTCCACCGCAGGGGCTTCAACCTCAGGCGCAACGGCTACGGCGTTTGTTGTGTCTTCCACAACGGCCTCGCTTTCGTTTTGGGTTGTTGTTTCTTTTGCAGCATCATCTTCAGATGCAGCAACGCTCAAAACTTCCGCGCTCTTAAACGCAGCAGCTTGAACAAGACTTGTTTCCATCATTTTGCTTGATAAAACACGATAAACGCCACCATCACGCTTGCCATCAATTACTTCAACGCCAACTGATAGGCCGCTACGTAGTTGCTCAGATGCTTCAATGAGTGCATCTGTTCCGCGTGTCGTGTTGCTAATTTTAAATGTTGCATACATGCCATCTTCATCTTCTCTGTAAGACACCATTCGGCCAATAGGCTTTTTTGCGTCATGTTCTAGCAAAAGCTTCGGCTTAGGGCTATCTGGAATCTCAATAGATCCTTTTTCAAATACAACTTTGCCAGCAGATGTCTGCCCAATCTCACCATCAAACGGCACAATTTTGCCAGAGATGGTGCGCTCACTAATTGAGCATTCTAAATCGCTAGTAAATGTTAGGTGCATTTTCATTTCCATTCGGTGATAGGTTTTCCATTTCCATGGCTTGTTCTACTGTAATTAAACCAAGTGATAACATTTTTTCAATTACAGTTAATCTTTCAATTGCATTTACTGCTAAGAAAGCATCCTCTACATCAAACTTAACAATGTTAGTTGATGCTGTAATGTCGTTCATGCTTAGTCGGCCTTCAATGGCATGCAAGTAAGGCGCTAGAGATAGAGAAACAAACTGACGGCGCTCATCTTGAACATTGGCATACGTCATGCTGTTATTCATATCTGCGCTAATGTAATATGCAGGTACGTTCATTAAACGTGCTACTTGCGTACTCATGTTTTGTATTAAGTCAACGTAGCCCATGTCTTTAGGACTAAAACTAGTCGGCACGTAATCTAAAGTGCTAGTCAGATAGGCTGTTGCGCGCTGTGATCGTGCCGACTTCCATGCTGCCAATATGGCATCAACTTCTTCTTTGCTTAAATCTGCTCCGGTATTTTTAATGACACCTGAAGGCATTGGCGTAGCAGTTGCAACGCTTGTTGACTTATCTAAATCAATTGCAGCTCTTAATGTTCTTGCGCCACGCGCTAATACGCCTTCATCTAATCCTTGGAATGTAATTAAAGAGCCAAGACCCGACATTGGCACTTCTTTGCCATCAATGTAATAACGTGTTATGTATTGTGTAACAGGATCGCTATCAAATGACACGCGACCAGGTGCAATCCATTCAAATCTTGCTGGTCTGCCATCATCAAAATAAGTTTCAGTTACGCGCCAATATGCAACGCCAAAAAATAATAGTGAATCTACTGTCCACGCTAATGTTACAGATATTGGTTGCGCTGTCGCTGGTTGCTCTAGCCATAATGGCTTACCAAGTTTTTCGCCTGTGCTTTTTTTGTATAAGCAAAGTGGAAACGTTGCGATTGTTCCAGCAATAAGGTTTCTGCACCTAGCAACTGAAGGTACGCTGATAGCTTCTTCTCTGCCTACTGGATTAAATGCTAATGGTAAAAAATAATTAAAAGAATCCGTCATTAACGGCGGTGCTAGTTGCGCCTCTATTTTTGCAGGGCGAAAACGATCTAGTAGACCCATCGTTTAATGATAGCACACAAAACGGAGATATCTAGCATTTTAGACATAGATTTGCGGTTTGCTTTGTGGTTTTAGCAATTGATGCACCACCATGGCTAAAGAGATAGCAGCTGACACATCCCCAGCAGACTTACGGCGCACGATACGCCATCCGGCATCCGATTCTTTAGCCGCGCAGTTATTCATGCTATCAACTAGCGATTGTTGCCCAGCATGAACAATCCTAGCGTTAACTATGCTGTCATATAGATCAGAGCAAGCCTGATAGAACACAGTACCGGACATATCCTGTATTTTGTGGCCTGATTGGCTCAATCGCTCGGCTACGCTCATGGTGGCATACTTATCAAAGCAAATCATCCTTGGTTTGTATTGCTTAGCCCATTCATTGACTTCAACAGCCATTTTTAGCTCGTCTATGGCTACTTGGCTTTCAAATTGTGCTATAACGCCTACGCCAACCTTTCCATCATCCATAATCTGCCCAGCGACTAGGCTTGCCATCTTTTTATTAACCGATATGTCCATGCCAAATATAGTCAGCCTGCCTGGCTCTAGTTTTAGCTCAGCAAAGCCCAAATCCTCAAATGCACGATAAGGCCAGGGCGATTTAAGCGCGCTTACCCATTGACAAAGCGTTTCGGTTCTGCTTGCTTCAACGCTAGATGTAGCTATGGCTTCTTCAATGGTTGCTTCATCAATTAAGTAGCCCAATGCAGGATTCGCCTGATACCAAGCATCTTTATCGGTTATCTTGGCGAAATCATCCGCGCTGTATTCCCAATAACCCATGCTAGGCGGTGGATATGACAATGCCCTAGATCGTAAATCATTAAGTACGCTTGAATAGGCATCCCCTGCGTTACTAGTCATAAATATTTGACTATCTGGCCTTGCTCTCGTAATTGGCTTAGCAGCTGTCCACGATTCTTCATCAATCTCACGTAATTCATCAATGTATAGCAAATCCGCGGTCTTACCACGGCTTCCATCTCTTGTTGCCGCGACTATCTCATATCTAGCCCCATTAAGAAGCTCTACTGATTCTTGGCCATTAGCCACGCGGATCTGCTTTACCTGAGCCATCAAAGAAGGGTTATCTTCAATGACTTCAACTACCTTGCGAAAGGTATCTAAAGCCATACCCCTATTGGATGACATAGCCACTATATTCTTTTCGCCAAAAACAAACAAACCGGCAAGGATGCGTATACGTGCTAGGTGCGTTTTGCCGGATTGTCTTGCTACTAATAACAGGGATGTCTTTTTTTTGAATTTTCCTTTTTTGTCCACGGCAAGAAGCTGAGTAAGCACGTATTCCTGCCAAGGTAGCAAGGTTTGATTGATCCCATCAAGAAACTTCTTGACTTCAGGCATCCTGGACTTGCCTTTATGTGGTGGGGTTTCCAATCGTGGTTTGGTTGAGCCCTTACGTGCCTTCTTCAATTAGCCCCCGACTGACCTGGACTAATAAAGGGTGAATCCGCATCAACGTGGATTGAAGTATGTCCGTTTTGAACCGATTTGGACCGATTTCCACCGATTGGAGAGTTATTGAAGCGAAAGGCAGGGGGGGTAGACGCTGAGCCTAAAAAAACGGCATCCTTTTTTTTGATGTTGCAGCTTCTACACGCAGCCACCAGATTATCCAACGTATCTTCACCGCCCTTGGACTTGGGATATACGTGATCAACTTCATTAGCAGATTCCCCACAATAGTTACAAGTCCATGCATCACGATTGAGTACCTTTAACCTTATCTTCTTCCAATGGGAAGTAGCTCTATATGGCTTTAGTGCCATCCTTTATCCTTCCAATGCTGATATGCCTTACACGCACAACCATCATATCTATGTTTAATATATTTTATATGAGCATTGACTTGCTTATATGGATCAAGTGTGCCATACCATTTAGATCGCATCTGACCTAACCCGTAATGGCTACCATTCTTAGCTTTATAGTTCCATCTACTCTCATTATGTATAAGCCAGTTATAGCATTCAAACTGTTTCCATTCCATTTGATTGTAGGCATATAACTTAATATTCATAACGTGATAGCTGCGCTTCTCAGCAGCGTTTGTTTGTATTGTTTGCAGCGGCAGTAGTGCAATTGCTAATCCAGCAATAAACATAGCTTGCCCTAATGCTGGCTTGCCGTGCAAGCTGCCTTTCAGGCTTGCTGGCATGCCTAGCATAATGCCTCTGTCAAGTTTAGTCGTTATTTGTGCGTATCCTTGGGCGTGTTGCATTCTTCGCAGTAATCTCTTTTTCCATATATCCAAAGTCCACATCCTTTGCAACGATGTATTAGATTAGGTTCAGTAGCCACTTGCCTGCAATAAATATACTAGATCAGCCAAGGTGAGAACAGCAACGTATTGCTCAACGGATTTCTCACCCTGACCATTTAGACGTAGAACACCTACGCCCATCCCTTTGTTTGCCTTGCGATCATGAAGTTGGCGCATAAGCCCAGACAAATCTAGGTTTGTCCTGGCCTTGATTTCAATGTCCAGGCCATCTATTCCGGTGATGTCTGAACCATCTCTACCAGCTCCAACAGGTAGTGCATGCTTCCAGCCTTGCTCTTGCAGATATTCTGCTACAATACGCTGCGTTGCATAGCCTCGGTGCTTGCGACTTTGATTACTCACTTAGTTAGTCCTAACTTGGCATGTGTGGCATTTGCAAGGTTTCGTAGACCCAGCCGTTATTGGCTCATTGCAATTGTCGCACACGTCAAGTAGTTTATCCATTACTAACACATCATCACCCCACTAACAATTCTTCATCTTCAGGTCTAAATGACCAAGTTCCGTCTTTATTTAGCATCATCCATATTGCCTTGCATTGCTCAGCTTTTTGCCTCATAGGAAGACTGCAACCCCAACCACGATAAGCACCATTTTTGCCAGTACCTTCACGCAAGACACGAGCGCCATGCTTACACATTGGAACAGGGTGGGCAGATAGCTTCTCACTAACAAGAGCAACTGCATTCTCAAATGCGGGCTCATAGTCAGCCGGTGGCTCAATCGTTGTATCCCAGACGATTTCAGTTTCCTTGTTGTTAGCATCTAGGAACTCTTTGTGTTCTTTAGTTCGTACACGTATTGGCGCAGGCTCTGACTTACTGTCGTTAACCTTAGCCATTTCAAGAGAACTTGTTCGCTTTCCCTTTGCAGAAAGTCCGAGGTTTGCCAAACATCTGCCAATTGCAGACGTTTCGCAATTCTCAAACCAAAAATCGCGGTCAACACCACGATCCTTGCGAGCGCCACGCGCATAGCCAATAGCGGAAGGAGCAGTATCAACGTGGGTGCGGAAAGCGACTGCTTTAAATATGACAATGCCTTTTTCTTCGTCATTTGTAATGAGTTCTGTGAGTATTGAGCCGTCTTCATAGGTTTCATAAAATTTGTGTATCCTCGTATCTACATCTTCATAGTTTTCTAAATTAAACATCTAGGGTTTCTCCTTTTGCATAGTCAATTTGTTCCTTCAAAGTCCAAGTGCTGCCATCTGGCCATTCTTGAACTTCTTTGGCACAAGATTGGCAGTAATGCCTGACAATCAACTTGCCATATCGCTTGCTAGTAATCTGCCACACAGCTTGCTTTTGTCCAAGTAAACTGCTAGTGCCATATCGGCCTTTGCAGTAATCACACCAAGTTCCCTTAGGTGATCTAGAAAGCATTAAGATCATCCCAATCTTTGACGGCGAGTTCTCCGGCAATGGCGAAGTAGGCAACGGCATCCACCCAAGAATCGTGATTTGATTTAGTTTCCATAATTCTTGCGAGCTTGACCAATGCCATACAGATTGCAATGTCCATCGGCTCAATAGGTCGCTCAAAATATGATTCCCAGAGTTTTGCCGTTCGTAGCATTGTGTGGTCGTAATGACCATGCGTTGACCCTCTGTTAATGATCGTGTCGTTTGCATTAGTCAATATATCTTTCGCTCGCAACTGACTTGCCTCTTCTGTACCCATCTGCCCAACCTTCCTTGTAGCCCTTCTCCTTAATGATTACACCGATTGTGTAAACACCTAATACAAATAAAAAGCAATAGAGTGCTAACTCAACTAAACGAATATCATTCAACATCATCGCTCACCCCATGCACATCAAGAAAATAGGCAGCCAAAACCTCGCGACTAATTCTGCCGCGTTGTTGGCTCATGCCTAGTTTCTTTTTAGCAAAATCACGTATGAATGAAGCTCGCACAAAGTGCTTGCCATCGGTATACGCACCCGACTTACGATCATACTTAATCGTCATGCCCTAAACCCCTTTCAAATAGGATTTCAAATCCTATTTTGAAGGGTCTATATGCTATTTGTCAATAAGCGACACGCCGTCAAAGTTATCCATGTGATCATCAATAGTCCTATGTATTGGAAATACATCCTCAACCATACCGCTTGCCTTCAACCAAAAAACTGCCGTCTTTTTCTATTGGTATTGCTACTGGCTGGACACGCTTTCTGTCTATATAAATGATTCCAAAACCTTTTTGCCAGTTAAATGTTCCGCGTGTGTAATAGGCTTGGCTCTCATCCATCAAATGTCCAACTTCAAAGCCTGTCAGAACACCCCTTAAAACGCCCCCAGATGCCGTTGTAAAGCTTGAAATGCCCTGTCTATGGGTATGACCACAGACCACCGATAAACCATGCCTCTTAGCCGATTCTAGGGCCGTTAAACCCCCTTGTGGCTTGATGCTCTGCTCATCACCATGCACCATTACCCATCCATCATGGAACTGGTATGGCTTGGTGTGGTAGGTGATGCCTAAATCATCTAGGTGTAAAAACTTTTCTATAGTCAATTCAGGCAGACCAATGAGCCCAGGCAGGCGCTTGCTTAGTGAGTTGTAAAGTCTTGCTCCGTGATTGCTTCGGCTGAGATGTCGTACTTGAAGCTCGGCGAGAACTCGGACAGTTTCATCACGATCTCTACCAATGCTTCCCGACCACTCATCCCTACCGGTTGACCAGCGGCTAATTGTTTGGAAGTCAATCTCATCGCCCACACATAAAACGTCATCAGGCTTGTATTTTCTGATGAACTGTGCGACATTCTTAACTGCTTTCTTATCGTGAAAAGGTACTTGTAAGTCTGATATGACTACAATTCGCTTAATCGTCATCCTCATCTTCATCTTCGTATGGATAATGATCAGGATTATTTATTACCCAATCGGGTAAACGCAGCTGTTCTTCAATGTACCAGCGCGCCCTATCTTCACCATATCCAGCACGAACTAAAGCCTCAAAACATTCAACAATTGATGCAGCCCATATATCTATGGGTAGCAGAATGTCAGCCTTTGTTCTACGCGCAGCGGCTTCTTTCCGCTTACGCTTAGCGGCTTGTTCGCTTTTTGATATTCTTCTTGCGCTCATGAGTAAGCAATTCTAAGACCATTGATTCAAGTTTATCTATGCGCGACACGATATTTGATGCCTCAAGTATTGATGGCACTTCATGTCTAATAATGTATCTAAGTCCACCGACAATTAAGGCACAACAAGAAAGGATGGCAGCTACAAAACCTGCCCATTCAGCCGGGCTCAACGCCGACCAAATGCCGTATCGTTAGGGTTAAGCCATCTCAGTATTACTGGAAGGCTTGCTACTAACGCTGCATTTACAATTGCAGGTGCATCCCAGCCCACCGCTAAATAGGTTGCTATTCCTGCGGCTAAAAAGCTTCTTGCCCAACTTGCTGCTACTGCCTTTGCTTGCTCCATTTAAGGGCTCTCCTGTCAATATAGGGATTTGAAACATACTGCCATCTGAATCGCCCTTAGCAGTAAAGCTAACATGGATGTGTGTCTTATGTGGATTTATGCCTGTGTATTTTCTCCACTTGTAGTTTTTCTTCCAACTGGCAATTTTGCTATTGAAGATAATGTAACTGATTCTCTTATCAGATCTGGCAAGTAGCCGTAACTGATCCGCAAGGTCAAAGGCTTCAGCCGGGTTTGATTGCAGATTAGCGTTAATGTCAATGGCACGTACAATGCCTTCAGCAGTTGGATTGTGATCGGACTTACGCGCTGCATGACGTTGATCACCGAGCCACCCTTCAGGTGCAACTCTACTTCTATTGGGGAACGCATCATCAATCTGCTCTCTGAGTTGTTGCCCAGCTTTGCACAACTTAGCCAAGTAGCACCTTAGCTTCTTCTTCAGTTAATCCTAATTTGGCTAGGATTTCTGTGCGAGCCTCTGCCTTAGCCTGTGCTGCTGCTTCTTCTGCTGCCTTGATTTCTGCAAAGGCTGCTGCATCTGCCTCACGCTGAGCAATCTCTTCGGCAGTTAGTCCTACCTCAGTAGTTACTCCAGTTGAGCAGTCTACGATTAGTTTATGGGTCATTGCATTTCCTTTCGTTATGAGTTTTTGATTCCGTATAGGGTGGCTGTTGAGTATTGGGCAAAGTTGTCAGTTGCTAATGTGGAAAATACTAATGAAGTGATGGCAGCACTATCAGCCCACAACCAAGCGTGAAGTCCTGCGTAGGCAGTAGTCGCGTTGTGCTCTGTTACTGTATCTATACTAAAAGATTTGTTTGCACTTCCAGCGTAATTTGGAATATAAATTTCTAAATTACCAAAAGTATTTGCAGTAGCGTTATCGGCGTTTATGTCCACTCTATCTAAAGTATTACTGGTGACAGAAGCACCATCACCCCTAATATATCTATAAGATAGGTTGCTAGTGCTGTTGTTCGGTTTGATATAGATACTATCTCTTGTATCAGCATCAAGAGAACGAGCCGACATAACTACTTTTAAGTCAGTATAAGTTTGTGGTATAGAACTGAAAGTAATAGTAGCAGCCCCACCACTACCCACAGTTACTGTGGCTATTGCCTCATATGTGTTAGCCATTATGCCGCCTTGATTCCGTAGAGGGTAAAGGTTGAGCCTGCTACTAAATTGCCAGTTACAAATTTCAAATCTATTTCAGTAATTGCAGATGTGTTTCGCCATAACCCAACTTCAGCAACAGTATATCTACTACCGCTAGCAGCGTTCATAGACTCCCATCTACCTAATACAGTTTTATAGGTAGTAGCATTTGAATAATTCATAATGTTCGCAATTATTGTGCCATTACCTGTGCCATTATTTGCAGGTAAAAAACCAGCATCTATGGAAGTTACAGAAGAAAACCTATCAGAGGTTGCAGAAGAGCCATCGCCAATTATTCTAGTTAGAGAGTAATTACTGCCTGTATCATTATTGAATTGCATTATTACGGCATTACTAGCACTATGAGAACTGCTAGTTTGTAGAACCAAAACCAAATCAGTATAAGCACCGCTAATAGTAGAAAAGGTTACAGAAGCAGCAGCAGTTCCAAGCGTTGTCGTTGCTATCGGTTCATAAGTTATAGGCATTATGCGCTCCGTATTCCGTAGAGGGCGAATTGGGAGTATTGTGACCAATTCACACTACCATCAGAATCAATAATAATACTTGTTATAGCACTCGTTGATTGCCATAAACCTGAAGAAAATCTAATTACTCCAGAACCATTTGCATCATAACCACTTAACGCTCTTACTGTTTTATATTTGTTAGTATTAGCGTAATCAAAAATATCTATAATTGAAGCGCCAAAAACAGAGGCTGTATTGTTGTCAGTTGGAAATCTAAATAAATCTTCTGTATTGGTTTTGGTTGCAGCGCCTGTTGCGGTTGCGCTTGCACCATCTCCATTTAATTTATGGGCTGCATAATTTGAACCAGTATCGCCATTAAATCTTAGCCACCCGTCATTAACCGTTCCTGCTCTTGCATCTCTCATAATTCCTCTAATCTGCAAATGCGTAAAGGTTGCAGGAATAGAAGTAAACTCAACATTAGCAGCACCACCGCTACCAACGCTTACAGTAGCAATAGACTCAAAGTCGCCCGGAACTACACCTAATTTAGAACTGGCGATGATGCCCAAGATATTCATTAAGCAATATCTCCTACGACCAAAAATGTATTTGATGCTGTGCAGATAATAGATGCGGCAGATTTGTTAGCGCGTAGTTTAGGTGCGCTAGAGGTTGCACCTGTGCTAGTTATTGTTACACCTGCGCCTTGCGCTAGTGTTACTTGACCTGCTCCAATCTGCGCTATGTTTATTACATCACCCGCGCTAAATACAGACGGCGGCACAGTTAAAGTAATAGGGCTTGCGTTATTAAGTGTTACTAGCTGGTTAAGGTTGCCTGCTACTAAAGTATATGTAGTGCCTGTTTCTGCATCAAACTCTAATTTTAATCTAAGTACAGCTGTACCGCTAGTAACGCCGCCTGATAAACCTGAATCTGTGCCAGTTGTAATGCCAGTTATATCACCTGTAGATCCAACAGATACCCAGTTTGAACCATCATAAACTTCTACTGAATTAGTATCTTGTAGGTAAGACATCATGCCTTCAGCTAATACACCGCTTAGCGCGCTTGTGCGAGCTGCTGAGCTTGCAAACACCATAACTGTTTGCTCATTCAAATACGTATTGACCTGGGCTGCGGTAAGCACATCCCCGGTATTGAACAACTTATATCCTG